TGAGTCATCTGCACAAGGCAATACGCCCTGCAAATCAATTGAGAATGTTAGAAGATGCGGTTGTGATATACAAGCTGGCAAGGGCACCAGAACGCAGAATTTTCTATATTGATGTCGGTAATCTTCCAAAATTGAAAGCAGAATCTCATGTACAAGATGTGATGAACAAATATCGCAATAAAATTGTATATGACGGAACTACTGGTGAAGTAAGAGACAACAAAAAATTCATGAGTATGCTAGAAGATTTCTGGATGCCTACTCGTGGCGGTAATTCAGGAACAAAGATAGATACTCTTCCTGGAGCAAATCCATCTTTTACTGATATGATCGATGTAGATTATTTCAAAACAAAATTATATTATGCATTGAATGTTCCTCTCTCAAGATTAATTTCACAGACAGGATTCAATCTTGGAAGAAGTAGTGAAATTTCTAGAGACGAAATAAATTTCATGAAATTTGTGTACAGACTTCAGAAAAGATTTTCGTATTTATTTCTTGAGACATTGAAAAGACAATTGATTCTGAAAGGTATCATTGCATTACAAGACTGGGAAATATTGAAAAATGATATTGTTGTTGTATATGCACAAGATAATTATTTTGAAGAATTAAAAATAAACGAAATATTGAATGAAAGGATTGCTTCTGCTTCTGCAATAGAACCCTATATCGGTAAATATTTTTCTCATGACTATGTACGTAAAAATATATTCAAACAGACAGACGAAGAAGTTGACGAACAAAATGCATTGATAATGCAAGAATTTAGTAATCCAATTTATTATCCGCCACAACCTGATGCAGATGGTGGTGGAGATGATGGATCTGCAGATGGTCAAGATGATGCGGCAGGTGGAGGTGCAGGTGGTGGAATTACTGATGCAAGTGGAATCAGTTCAGTAATGAATCTTGCAGATACAGAACATTCTTTTTCTAAGGTAATGGCTGCAGTACAAAAAGGAAAGGCAATTACTGTTACTAAAGGTGGAAAAACTATTGCAAAAATAACTGGGCATAATATCAAAGAAAATTATGAAAATATAGAAGAATTTCCTTTTTCTAAATTATCAAATAATTTAGATATCTTTCTTTCTACGATGAAAATAGATGAAGTTGTCGCTATTTCTTCTAATGGGATAGTTATCGCAGATATTATAAAATTATAAATAATACTATTAATACATAATTCGTACAGGAATATAAAAATATTATGACACAAATACAAGAAATATTAGATGATTCTGCATCTGCAAAAGATTTTATTGATGATTTTATAAAATCTGATGATCCAAGATTTGAAGGAAAATCTAAATCAAAAAGAAAAGAAATGGCACTTGCAGCATATTATGCGAAGCAAAGAGAATCTGTAGAAGATGAAGAAGAAGAAGGTCAGACTCTACAAGAAGCATTGAAAAGTAAAAAATCATATGAGGCAATGCACAATTATCTCCATACTTTTCATAATAAATCTATTTCTCCTGATGTTGCATCAAGTATTATGAAACATGGTGCAGGAACAAATGATAAGTTTCATGATGACTATGCAAGACATGCATTATTATTTTCTGGACATTTAGATGATAATTCGTTGGATGATGTATCTTCTCATATTGCTTCTCAGAAAAAATCTACAAATCAATTAGATAAGAATTTTCATAAGAATGTCAACTCTGTAGGGACACTTAGAGCAGCAGTAAGAATGGGTACTCCTGATACTATTGCAGATGCAAAGAAAAGTATTACTGCAGATCATAAACATGCAATATTTGCACACGGAAGCGAAGAAGATAAGAAATTTGTGTTGCAACATGGTCTTGCAAATAAGACTCAACTTTCTCATTCACTTGAGTCTGGTTCTGCAGGAGTAAAAGAAGCTGCTATCAATCATCTGAGAGCATTAAAAGATGCTGGTTCTGATAAACATTCTGATCTGATCGCAAAACATTTACCGGACAGTAAACCTTCTTTTCTTGATAGAGCATCTGCAAAATTTTCTTCTGCCATTTCTGGTATGAAACAAACTGCATCAGATATCATGGCAAAAAGAGCAGCAGCAAATGCACCAAGAAAAAGAATTGCTCCTTCATTCAATAATGCCCATATTATGGGATTAAATTTACCTAAAAACAAGGCTCTTACCGTGGAAAATATTACAGAAGATTTATTTGATTCGATTGCAACAGATGATCTAATTGCAGCAAAAGATCAATTGCAGACAGTTCTTTCTGCAAAAGTTGCAGAAACATTAGAAGGAATGAAACAACAAATCGCACAAGGGTTGTTCAATGAAAAATCATCATGTGAAAGTACTTCTGAAGCATTAGAAGAAGGTATGAAACTGGTCGGTACTCATCATAGCGATTGTGGAACAAAAACTGCAAAAGTATATAAGGATTCAGATTGGGACGAATATCGTGTAAAACATTTTAAAAATGGCAAACATTTGAGTGATGGTGATTATCATACTTCAGATAAAGATGATGCTCATGGTACTGCAAAACAATTTATAAAAGAATCATTAGAAGAAGAATCTCCAGAAAAATTTGCACACTATTTTGGCACAAAAGTAAAAGGATATAAAGTACAAATTACTGATTCTAGACAACCTGTAGGTGGAATTACTCTTCCCGTAGACAATAAGGCACACGCAAAAAAAGTTGCACAAGCCCATAATGCACTACCTTGGAATTTCTAATAATATGAAAACATATAAACATTTAGTAGAAGATTTAGAATTATCTATGATGACATATGAAGTAACAGAAATTGTTTCTTCTTCTGATCCTGACACTTCAATAGAGGAAGCACGAAAATGGACTGTCGGTGCACCAACAGTCAAATATGGTGTCGGTGGTTTCGGCAGTTCTTTTTCTCAAAAAGAAAAAGAAGACTATATTGGACATGACGAAGCAGATGACGAAGATCCTAGATTCAAAGGTAAATCTGTTGCATACAAGAGAGCAGCAAATAATTATGCGACTGCACAACAACATCCACATGAAGTTCATATCAATGGAAAAAAATGGAAAACATTTGATTCAGAAGATCATGCGAATAATATCATGAAATCTATGTTGCGTAAAGATCCTTCTAAAAAAATTACTGTAGTAAAATCTGATACAAATGGAGAAGTATCCTAATGGCAAAGTTACTCACTGAACTATTTGAATCAGTAGATTCTATTTTGGAAGCTGCAGAAGGTGGAGCAAAGAAATATTCTATTTCTGGTGTATTCATGCAGTCTGCAGTAGGAAATAGAAATGGAAGGATATACCCTACAGATATAATGGAAAGAGAAGTAAACAAATATAATAAAGAATATATTTTAGAAAATAGAGCAATGGGAGAATTAAACCATCCATTGAATAGAGTCTCTGTTGATCCAAGAGAAGCGAGTCATTTAATTACCGAACTAAAAATGGAAGGAACAGACGTATACGGAAAAGCAAAAGTTCTGAATACTCCATGCGGTAAAATTGTGAAAGCACTGATGGACGAAGGAGTAAAATTCGGAGTCTCTAGTCGTGCACTGGGAAGTCTAAAGAAGAGAGACGATGGTCTAAATGAAGTGCAATCAGATTTTTCTCTTAGAACTATCGATATTGTTTCTGATCCTTCTGCTCCTGCTGCATTCGTTAATTCTGTAATGGAAAATAAAGAATGGGTACAGGTAGATGGCGAATGGGTAGAACAATTTCATGAAGAAACAAAGACTGCCATACGCAAGGCATCTGCAAAAGAAATGCAAAATTTGATAGAAGCAAGGTTCAATGCTTTTATTAATAGATTATAGAAATATAAAAACATATAAATAACATTAATATATATAAAAATTTATTGGAGTAATATAAATGCAAGAAGATGAAAAAGTAGAAAAAATTGAGGAATCAGTAGATTTCGGCAATTTGTTTGAAGGAACAGATTTAACAGAAGATTTTAAAGATAAATTAAAAGTTATTTTTGAAACTGTTGTTGCTGTAAAAGTTTCTGATAAAGTTGCTATTATCTCAGAAGAATTCGAACAAAAATTCGAAGATTCTCTGGAAGAAGCAAAAACAGAATTGACCGAAAAAATCGATTCTTTTTTAAACTATGCTATTTCTGAGTGGGTAGAAGAAAACAAACTACAACTAGAAACTGGTATCAAAAATGAAATTACAGAAAATTTCATCTCTGGCATGAAAAATCTTTTCCAAGAATCTTATATCGATGTTCCAGAAGAAAAATATGATGTTCTCGGTGAGATGGAAGTAAAGGTAGAAACTCTTGAAGAACAATTGAATGAACAATTAGAAAAAAATATTGGTCTTCATAAGAAAGTTTCTGATCTTGTTAAGTTATCTATTGTTGCAGAAGAAGCAAAAGGTTTGACTGCAATAGACAGCGAAAAATTAAAATCTTTGGTAGAACATATTTCTTTTGAATCAGAAGAATTATACAAAGAAAATGTTGTTACTATCAAAGAAAACTATTTTCCTAAAACAACTGCCAAACTAAATGTATTAGCAGAAGAAGTTGGTATCAACGAAAATGGTAAAGTTGTAGAAGTTCCAGCATATATGAAACATTATATGGATGCAATTTCAAAACTTTAATTTATTGTAAAAAATAAATTTATATAAATATTATAGATGTGGACATAAATATAATTTATGTCCTAATAATTAGAAAAATTTTAACTATTAAAGGTAAATAAAAACATGGCTTACTTAACTGAAGAAAACGGTCTTGACCAAAAATGGTCTGCAGTACTTGATCACCCAAACATGCCAAAACTTGCTGACAAACATCGTAGAGCAGTTACTGCCATTATGTTAGAAAATCAAGAAAAAGCAATGCGTGAAGAAAGTAATGCATTGTTTGAAACTGCACCTGCCAATGGTATTGGTCAAGGTGGAACATTTATGCCTAATGCTGACGGTGTTGCAAAATGGGACCCCGTATTAATTTCATTAGTACGTAGATCTATGCCACAATTGATTGCATATGACATTTGTGGTGTACAACCAATGCAAATGCCTACTGGTTTGATTTTTGCAATGAAATCAAAATATTCTACTCAAAATGGTACAGAAGCATTATTCAACGAAGCAAATTCTGCTTTCAGTGGTACTGGTCTTGCTCAAATTGGTACTAACCCTGCAGATCCTGCTCCTTTAGGCAATGCAAGTGCTGGTATTACTGCTGCTGCAACATCTATTACTCTTTCTGCAGCTTATGCAGTAAGTTTAGTTGGAGCAATTCTTTTTAATAGTTCTGGCGTTCCTTTTGCAAAAGTTTCTGCTCATACTGCTGCTAGTACTGGTGTAACTATTACTGGTCTTGATGGTACTGGTGGTGCAGCAATTGCTGTTTCTGATGCAAATTCAGCAGGTATTTTTGCATATAGTTATGGTACTGCAGTTTCTACTATTACTGGTGAAGATTTTGGTGGTGCTACTGCTTTCCCACAAATGGCATTCTCTATCGAGAAGACTACTGTTACTGCTGTTACTCGTGCATTAAAAGCTGAGTATTCTTTGGAACTTGCACAAGATCTTAAGGCAGTTCATGGTCTGGATGCAGAATCTGAATTATCTAATATCCTTTCACAAGAAGTTCTTGCAGAAATCAATCGTGAAGTATTGCGTACTATCTATACTACTGCTCTTCCTGGCGCAAGAGCTGGTGTTGTTACTACTGCAGGTACTTTTGATTTAGATATCGATTCAAATGGTCGTTGGTCTGCAGAAAAATTCAAAGGTATGTTGTTCCAAATCGAACGTGATGCCAATGATATTGCGCAAACTACTCGTAGAGGTAAAGGTAACTTTATTATTTGTTCTTCTGACGTTGCATCTGCTCTTGCAATGAGTGGTAAATTGGATTATGCTCCTGCTCTTAATAGTAATAATGGTCTTGATATTGATGAAGCCAATTCTACCTTTGCTGGTATGCTAAATGGTCGCATCAAAGTTTATGTTGATCCATATTCTGCAAATGCTGGTGCTGCATCACAATTCTATGTGATGGGTTATAAAGGTACTTCTGCATATGATGCTGGTTTGTTCTACTGCCCATATGTTCCTTTACAAATGGTTCGTGCAGTTGATCCTGGTACTTTCCAACCAAAAATTGGTTTCAAAACTCGTTATGGTATGGTAGCAAACCCATTTGCATCTGGTAATGCTGCTGTGATTACTTCTGGTGTAGGTGCTGTAAACTCTAACGTATATTTCCGTAAAGTTAAAGTATTAAACTTGAGTTAATTTTAATTTGAAAGTATGACATTAAGGGAGCCATATGGCTCCCTTTTTTATTATTAAAAATATAATAAATATAATAATTATATTAGAATATCACAGGAAATATTATGTTAGGATTTAAAGATCACGATAAAGAAAATGCTAAAGAACAAAGGGACGAAGATAATCAGGGATTCCTGGGAATGGATGCTGGATATATCGGACAACCTTTTCCTAAAATTACAAAACTTCATGAAAGTGAAATTTCAGAAGGTGAATGTCCATTAGAAGAAGATATTGATTTTGATCCAGAAAAAAATGCAAAGTTTACAGAAAAATATACTGGACTAAGAACTGCAAAACAGGAAAAATTAGAAAATGTATATGGAAAACAAGATAAAAAATTATCAAATAAAGAACTTTCCGATAATGCAGTTGATGTAGCAAACAATTTTCATAAATTAGAACCTGCAGAACAAAGAATTGCTGTTGCTGGAGCAAAAGCAAGAAGAAAGGCTGCTGGTTTAGGTGGCAAACATTTACATGGAAATACTAAAAATGAAACTGCAAATGATGTTGTAATCGGTGGCAAAAAAAATCATACATATGGTATTTCAGGTTCACCTGCAGTGTATCCACATATCCTTGGTGATGGTTCAATTTCCAATCAAGTGACATGTAATCATGCTACTGCCTCTTGTGGTGGAACAGGAGCAAAAAAAGGTATTGGTGGTAGTTGTCTTGCACAAAAAGCTCAAGGACAACAAGATACTAATCGTGTTTCTCGTGATCACTATAGCCAAGCAGAACGTCATTCATTAGAAAGTCATGGAGATCATGTATTAACATTAATGCATGAAATAAAACTTGCGCACGCAAAAGCAGGAAGAGATAATCGTAATCTTTTACTTAGAGGCGATAATTATACTAATGATCATGATGAAAAATATAACGAATTACACAATACATTAAACAAAAAAATAGCACAGGACGCTGGAGTAAAATATACTCGATATGGTTATACCAAGAATCCACAAGATAAAAATGATCCTAAAAGTGGAAATTTTAAAGTTTGGTCGAATTCAGGACCATTTGTAAAAAAGAATCCTGACACAGGTACTTCAGAATTTGTTAATCCTCTGAAGAAT